TTACCAGCTGATCACTGTCCGGTTCTTTAAGCAGGAGCCCAAGGAGGACTCTGCAAAAGCGTACGTGATGGCTGACTAACTGGTGGATATTTGAAAGGAGGACGGGATGCCTAGGTATACCTATAGCGGACCTGTCATGATGTTTGGGCGGTGCATCGCTGACAAGTGGGAGGGAGTAACGGAAGCACCGACAGGAGCGAAAGCTCGAAGCAACTTAATGTACAGGTTTAAGAAAGAAGCGGGTCTCAATGTTGGGGCCCGTATTTCTTTTCCGGCTTTGCTCGGACTGGTTACAAAGGAGGACAATATGGATTGCAGCTGGTGGATATTTGAAGTCACCAACATGATGGGGATCAACGAAGGGTTCTATGTGTCTTTCGCTGAAAGCTCAACGAAAGCGAGAGAGAAGATCATCGCGAACCTGGAGTATCCGGCAAAGTCTATTGCGTTCATCGGGCCCGCAAAAAAGTACGACGAGCTGCCGGCAATTTACACGTTGGTGTAACTTCGCATTTAAAACAATTTGTTAACTTATTGGTCTAATGAAAGGAGATCAGCTATGAAGAAGATGAGAGTGGAACTGACGACTATCGACGAGATGCTTGGGACCTGTGCCGGTGACAAAGATATTCATGGCACGTACATCGCATCTAAGGCGCCCGATGCAAAGAGCCGTGAGGAAGAGATCGCAGCGATTGGTGTTGACGGCGAAATCGAAAAGGGAATGACCGTATTCCCGAGAAACGCCGACGGAACCCCGATTCTTTGGACATACCAGATTAAGGGGTTCTTTAAGAGCGCCTGTGCGGCAATGAACAAGCTGCCGAAGACCGCATCCAGCAAGATCAAAGCTTATAAGAAGCACATCGATCTGCGGATATTTGTCTTTGCCGACGCAGACGATCCGTCAAGCAGAGAGCTGCCTATTATATTCGACGGCGAAATTGGAGACTGCCAGCGTCCGCTTAGAGCCCAGACAATGCAGGGTGAAAGGGTGGCAATTGCCCATTCCGAGATGATCCCTGCCGGAGCCAAGATTACGTTTGATATTCTCATGCTTTCGGATGACGATGAGGCACTGGTGTCGGAGTGGCTGGACTATGGTCGTTTCAACGGTCTTGGCCAGTGGAGGAACTCCGGTAAGGGTGCCTTTACCTGGAAGATCGTGAAGTGATGGAAAAGCGCAGCTAAGATCGGCAAAGGAATTGTGCAGAAACGTAACGCGATGCAAAGGAACGGTTAGGCAATGTATAGCAGAGCAAAGGAATAGCAAAGCAACGAGCAGCAAAGGAATAGAATAGCAAAGCTAGGGACCGGCAAGGCAGAGGAAAAGTTGTGTATAGCGAAGCATAGGCATGGTGAAGAAACGTAAAGTAATGAGTAGCAAAGGAATAGCTTTGAAGAGTAAAGCGATGTAAAGGAAAAGCAGAGCATCGAATGGCAATGGAAAAGCAGAGAGTAGAGAAGCCTTGTAACGGAACAGTGGAGCTGAGAGACGCAGAGGAAAAGCATAGTTCTGTATTGCTAGGGAAATGCGGCGAAAGGAAGCGAAACGCGAAGGAATGGCTTAGCTGAGAACCGTGTGGCAATGGCTTGGCCAGGCGCAGTTGGGAGTTGTGGCGCAGAGGCGCAAAGCAAACAAAAAAGGAGGAATAAGAATGAAAGAAGCGATGCAGAAGATTCTTGATCTTGGATACGACATACTAAAGATAGACACCAAGATTAAGTATATCAAGTTTTGTAAAGGGTGGCCTGATGCACAACCGGAGATAATTCTTTGCGAAGACCACCGCTTTGATAAGGATGTTAATGACTGGCTTATATTTTCTTACGTTGACAACTCCTACACGGATTGGTTTGGCCAGCCTGTTGACGAGCCGCTTGCTATTGGGCGTAAGATGATGGCTCTGATCGGCGATATGTGTGACAAGATCGACTGGGAGGAGTTAAAGAAGGAGGAAGAATGGCCTACATTAAAATGACTTACGAAGAGCTTGAGAAGGGGGTCAAGGACTCGTATGATAACGGGTATCAGGCCGGATTTTGCGATGCTATGCGGAAGATCGTCGAGCACGATGCAATAGCTTCGCAAAAGCGCTATCACGATCTGCTTGCCATGGTTGATGAGCAGGAATACAAGCAGCATCAAAAGCGACTGTTTGAGTGTGTTCCTAATGATTGCAACGAAGATATTTTAACAATTTTCTTTGGCGAGGAGGAAGAGAAATGAACGGTAACAACACACCAACAGAAAGATATTTGAGAAACATCAGCATCGAGATGGCGGCAATCCATAAGGAGCTTGCCGGTATACGATCGACCATCGAGAAGATCGCAACTCCTGAGGACAGCCTGAGAGAGGCTAAGGAAGAGATTACTGAAGAAGAAAGGTTGGGGTATACGGAATGAACATTAAGATGATGAGATGCCCTTTTTGCGGAGAATGGACTCAATACGGAAACGAGTGCGCGATTTGCAAGAACGGTATCGGAATAATTACCACTGAAAAAAAGGGAGGCCTACGAGCTCGGATTGAGTATGACAAAGTGTCTCGTATCACTGGATACCCGATAACTGTTGACGATGTTCCTGATCCGATTAGATCTATGTTGATCCCGAAGGTCAAGCGTATCGAAATCCTTAACCCGGAGAAGGTTCTGCGGTTCACGTTTTGCGACGGCACTCAGATCAAGACGATCTGCAGCAAGGAGGACAAGTTCGATCCGGAGCTGGCGTGTTATATTGCCTATGCCAAGATGCTCAACAAAAGGCGGTTCAGAAAAGCATATAACGCAGAGGGCATCGTGAACCTGGCAACTCAGCTGAGGTTCGAGAAGTGCTATGAGAAACTCGTAAACAAGGCCATGAAGATTTACGTGAGAGAGTTGGAGGAGTATAACTCTACTCGCATGGTTCTGATTGATGGCGAGTCACCGAGAGATATTATCGACAAGTTTATCGGTGCACTTAAAAAATCGGGGGTGTAAAGATGGAAGTTGGAGTAACGAGAGAAGTTAGTTTCTATGAGTACTGCCCTAATTGCAAGTATCACGATCGGGCTGAGGCGGAAGAGCCTTGTAGAGAATGCCTGAACGTGCCGGTAAATGAGCACAGCAGACGCCCGGTGAGATGGGAGTACGGGAAGTAAGTTCGCAAAATTAATAGCCACCTTAATAGAAACTTGTAATGGCTAAAAAGGAGGTTGCTATGAACGAGATTGACGAGGTTAAGGAACTAGAGGAGCTGATAGAAACATTATTGGATTACAGCACAGAGTTTATGACAAAAGTCCACGAGTCGCATTTAAGCGAGGCGGACAAAGCGGATATTTACGGAGTCATGCGCAGTAACACGAATAATGTTGCCAACTTCTTGAGACTGATTGAGTTTAAGGCGTTCAGCAAAAAGGTTTAACAAGTAACAGCGGAGAGCTGGTGTTGATATTTAACACTGGCTCTTTGTTTTTGAAAGGAGGAAGGCAATGAGAGATCTTATCGACAGAAAAATGGCCATCACTGCCCTTGGTGAAAGACCTACCGTATACGCTGGAAGCGCTTATGGGCTTGGATGCCGAAATCAGTTTGATACAGACAGGCTTGCTATTGATACCGTGCCGTCCGCTGAAATCACATTGAAAGATGTACAGGAATGGTGCTATAAAAGGGGCCTGACGATTATTGATAGTGCACTGTATCTTGAGATGAGAAGCAGATATTAGAGAGAGGAGCACAAATGGCAAACTTGAAGGTGAATGAAGACGTGTATGATATTCTTTACTGGTTGTTCAAGGAGAATCCGAACTTGGAAACCCTGGACGTTGTTGACGACGAAACCGGCAAAACATTTAGGTTCCTTCGGAGCGCCATTATGGAACATGACCGCAGTCCGAAGGTATTCACGGACCTGTCTGGATATTTGACCATCAGTCAGTACGCCGAGCACACCGGAAAGCCGATTGCAACTGTTAGGAACTGGATCCGCCGCAAGAAGATCGACACCATCACGGTTGACGGTGTGGTTTATATTTCAGAAAATGAGGAGCCGAGAGTTCGAAAGTATACAAGGAGAGAGACAGCATGACAAGGAGGGATATTTACAAGATTTGGGCAGGGGTAACTGCCGTGTGCGGAACAATGACACTTTGTGAATTGGTTTTTCGCACCGGTGGAGCTTACAGAGTGATAGCTTTGATCTATACTCTGGCGAGCAGCACTATGTACCTGTGGGTACTTTTGGATATTTGCAACACCCCTAACGAAGAGTTTATGAAGGGCCAGGAGCATTCGCTTGATGAGAAAATCGTTTTTAAGAAGAAGGAGGATAACGATGAGCATTGACAAACTTGATATTTTAGCAGGAGCTGCAGTTCTTGGCGTGGTCGCCACAGCAGGACTGGCCGGGCATGATGCTCTTAAGGCCGAAAGAATTGTTCGAGAGAAGAAGCTTGGCGAGGCATCGGCAGTAACAAAGCTCAAGGAAACAGCTGGTTGTTATATTCCGACAATAGTTGTAGCTTCGGCTACTGTTGCAGCTATCGTAATGTCCAGAAAGATGTCAGCAGCAGAGATCGGCGCTCTTAGCGTGGCAGCAGCCGGACTTGCATCTAACAAGGCAGCACTGGAAAGGGAAATCGAGAGCCGCTTCGGCAAGGAAACCCTTGATGAGATCAAGAAGAAGATCGATGGCGAGCCTTGGAAGCAGCAGACAGTGGAATACACTGGCAATGGGAAGCTTCTTTGCATCGAGGGATATTCCGGGAGACTGTTCTGGAGCTCAGAAGAAGCTGTTAAAGATGCCGTGGCAAAACTCAATGAAAGATGGCACAGCGGCGAATACCTGTCGATGAACGACTTCTACACGCTCCTTGGCATTGAACATACGCATTTCGGCTGGCAGTACGGCTGGGCCCCCAACGAAGACTTCTATGACACCATGAAGGACATTGATATTCAGGTAGAGACCATATGGGACAATGAGAAGCAGTGCAACGTATGCTGTATTGATGTTTTCACCTATCCAATGGAATGCTACATGGAAGTGTAGATTCGTAGGTTTTACAGCTCTCTTAATAGAGAGATGAACCCTACTTTTGGAAGGAGAAAGTTATGAAACAGAAAAATTATGACATGATACTTAGGTGTGTTGGAATTGTGGCATCTACCGGCGCGAGCTTGATTAGCTCGTACCTGATGAAGAAGCAGATCACCGAGGTCGTGACAAAGAAAGTAACCGAAGAACTTGCAAAACAGGCAGAAAATCTTAAGTGATTAGAAAGGGTCAGTGCGAATATTTAGCACTGGCTCTTTCTTTTTCTCTAATAAAAAACAGGAGGAACTAAAGATGAATGCACAAATTGAGAAGGCTGTTAAAGACAAAGGCGGTCCCATACTGGCGTTTGCAGCTGGTGTATGCGGTGTGCTTGCCGTAGTGGAAGGAAGCAGAGCGACCCTTAAAGCGAGCAAGATTGTCGATAGCCACCGCGATGAGCTCTCGAGTAACGACAAAGATATTCGCAGAAAAGCGGTAATCGACACCGGAAAGGAAGTTATTCCTATTTATATTCCGACAATTCTGCTCACCGGGACCATGGTTCTCTGTATTTTTAGCTGCAACAAGATCCATCTCCGCAAAGAAGCCGGATTAGCAGCGGCATATGGCATCGCTGACAAGGCTTACAAGGTGCTGAAAGAGAAAACCGATGCTGTAACCACCGACGAACAAAAGGAAGAGATTGAGAAAGCGATCGTAAAAGAAAAATTGGAGAGTGCCACCGGCGAAAAGATTGTTGAGGTGTCAAGGCCTGTAACGGATCTGAATGACATAATCTACACCGAGCACGGCAAAACTCCGTGCATTGACTACTGGACAGACAGGAAGTTCTATTCCAGTGCAATAGATATTCGGGAAGCGATTGTTAAGATCAACTACCAGCTTCAGCAGGACATGGACGTAAGCCTTAACGAATTATATTATGCGATAGGCCTTCCGGATTGTGGAGCTGGCGAAGAAGTTGGATGGAGTATTGACGATGGCGTTATCGAGCCAGTGTTTACAACGGCCAAAGATGCTCACGATACCGTGTATTTAGTACTTGACTTCCGGGTTAGACCTCATCCGACTCGTGAACGGTACTGATATTCGCAGAAAATGCAATTCCCTTAATAGAGGAATTATTAACCCTACTTTTGAAAGGAGAATACTATGAGTAACGAGTTTGAGAAGAACGAAGAGGTTAAGGACGAGAAAGTTATCGACGGGCAGTTTGAAGAAACTGCTTCCGAGGATGTTTCCGAGTCGAAGATGATCGAGAAAAAGAAGGCGAAACTCAGCAAGAAGCAGATCGCCGGCATTTGCCTGGCCGCAGTAAGTGCAGTCGGAGTAGGTGTCGTGATCGGCATGAAGCTGGGAATTAAGCCCCAGATTCCCGAGGTCAAGACTTGGAAGACCACACCGGAAGTGGCGGCAAAGATGCTTGCCGACGAGATTTCCGAACCTGCAGCCGAAGCTGTTGTTGACAACTCGGAGAACGCTGTTGAGGTAAGCGTATTCTGAAACTAAAAAGAAAGGAGAAGTGAGAAGGCTCCGTGTGATATTTGCACGGGGTCTTCTTTTTCTTTTGCCAAATCAAGAAAGGAGAAAACTATGACTATTGAGATTAACGAGAGAACTGTCAGAGGAGCCCTGAAAGTTGCGACCGGACTTGGAGTTAGCTGCTTTATAGGAGGCGTTTATGGCCATGCGATTAACGGATGCAAATCGCTGTGGCTTAACTTTACGATTATCCCGGTAACGTGCTTTGGCGCCGGAATGGGAGTTGTTGTTTCTAACGAGATTGACAAGCGCATGTTCGAAAGGGACGAGCGCAGATGAGTTGATATTTATGGAGGTGGGTTATGAATAAGAGATGGTTAATGCCGTTACTGTTTGGAGTTTGCCTGACGTTCACATACAATGTTCCGCCTGCCGTTCAGGCTGAAGAAGTGGTTGATATTCAGGAGACTGAGCCCGAAACTGTGGCGGCAAAAGAATCGATCCTTGACGCGGTTGAAGTTGAGCCGCTCGAGATCATGGTTCCTGTTGAGTACGAGTATGAAACGGAACCTGAGGCAGAGACGGAGGCCGCAGTAGAGGTCGATGAGCATGACCTTTATATTCTTGCTCACCTCCTATGTGGCGAATGCCAGGGCAGCAGTTGGGAATGCCAGATCGCCGTCGGGTCCGTAGTTCTTAACAGGGTTGCGGATTCTGGATATCCTAATTCGATAGAAGGCGTGGTGTTCCAGCGAGGGCAATACGCCTGTACGTGGGATGGTAACTATGACAGAACTCCCACCGACAGAAACTGGGAGGTCGCTAGATATTTGCTTGAAAATGGATCGCAGATACCGAGCAATGTGATCTATCAGGCCCAGTTCAAACAAGGTCACGGAGTCTGGAATAAGATCGGCGGAGAGATCTTCTGTTACAAATAAAGGAGGGACTATGGCGGACGAAAAGCGCAAAGACCCTGTTGTGAAGGGGTCGGTGAAAGTTAAGAAGGAATCGGCAGTCGGAAAGTTGGCAAAGCTGTTTGTGTCATCTGATTTTCAGAGTGTAAAGCGCTGGGTAATCGAGGACAAACTCGTTCCGGGTGCCAAGAATCTGTTTCTTGACACAATGGCAATGATATTAACCGGAAATAGCCGGTATAGCGGCTCGTCAAAGACGGACTATGCCAAAGCCAGCGTCAGCACTGAAAGCCGGACTGAGGTAAAGAGACAAATGGCCAGAGGGCGCAGCAACTATCGCGATCTTATATTTGAGACTCGTGACGATGCCGAGAGAGTTGTTGCGGAGATGATCGATACGGTCGAGAAGTACGATCGGGTTTCAATTCTCGATCTGTATGACTACGCCAACATGGCGAGCCAGTCGAATCCGAACGACGACTATTACGGCTGGAGAAGACTGCCACTCAATGCAAGGGACTACGTTATAGCCGGACCGAACGGCTACGAGTTGAGGCTCCCTGCTGAGGTTGTTCTGTGACATGTGGATTCAGTGGGCCGTGCTACAAATGCCCAGTTAGTGCGGCCTGCTACGCGGCAAATGAAAGGAGAAGGAAAATGGCCTGGAACAATTATATTCTCGAGGGCAAGGACAACAATGCGCCGAAGAAGCCTGTGAACGACGAGGTAATCAATCACCCAAAGCACTACATTGTCGGTAACGGGCTGGAGACAATTGATATTATCGCAGGCGCAACGGCAGATGCCAGCGGGTTTGAGGGGTATTGTCTCGGAAATGCAATCAAGTACCTCACTCGGTACAAGAAAAAGAATGGCCTTGAGGATCTGTACAAGGCAAGATGGTACGTCAACAAGCTGATCGAAATCAACGAATAAGGAGGAATTATATTTATGAAGTTCTTAGAAAACATTCAGAATGCAGT